TCTAAATTCTTCACTTGTGTTATATACACCTACTAAAATAGCAATTAAACTAGCTATCACTGCGATAACAACAAGGACTGGTGCGCCGATTGCTCCAAAAGCACTTGCAATAGTACCTAAAATACCGCTACCACCTTGCAATGCTGAAAATAGAGCTGAAAATTTAGAAACTGCGCCAGATATTAAAGTGATAGAACTTATAAGCTTAGCGACAAAGGAAAGAACGCCACCGATTGCAATTAAAGCAGGGCCAGCCGATACTGCTATAAGTCCTATCCATTTCTGCCACGGTTCAAGTGGTAAGTTATCCCATATAGTCAAAAGAACCCGAACGACATTATCTTTGAATGTCAACACCGTTTCTTTTAGATTTTCAAATAAACCGTATATATCAGCTTCGCCATGCCCTAGACCCGCTACTAAGTTTTCAAATGATGCTTTCATAGCTTGGAATGAACCCGAAACTGTTTCGCTTGCTTCTTTAGCAGTCGTTCCAGTAATTCCTAAGCGATCTTGCGTAATTCCGATAGCTTCAATCAAAGTATGGAATGGAATATCTTTCACGTTTTGTGCTGTCGCTTCAAATTCTCCATTTAAAACGCCTGACTCGTTAACAAGACGTGCCATTTCGCCAGCAGTCCCGCCATAGCCTAATTTTAGGTTGTCCAGCATTGTATAATTGTCTTTTGCAAAACCTTGATAAGCGTTTTGAATATCGGACATATTAGTACCCATTTTGTTGGCGTTATCTGCCATCTGAACAAGCGCTTTGTCAGCATATTGGGCGGCCTTTTCAGTATCTCCGCCTAAACCTTGAAGCAATGTAGCAGAGAATGAAGTTACCTGTTGCATATACTGATTTGCTGATACACCAGCCGTTTTAAACGCATTGTTTGCATTGGAAAGAACGCTTGCGCCTTTTGCTTCCATTGTGTCATACATAGCTTGCGCTTCTTTTGCTGTGATGTTGTATTTTTTAGCAAGTCCAATAGCACTTGTACCGTTATCTTTAAACAGTGTTTCTACACCACCAAGGCTTTGTTCAAGGTCAGCAAATGATTTGACGATACCAGTAACGCCAGCAACTACTGGTGCTGTCAATGTAGCAGTCATACCGCTACCAAGTTTAATTGCAGAAGCACCAACCGCTGAAAGACTATTGCTTACTTTGTCTAAACTTGAGCCTGTTTGATGTTTAAGGCTTTGTAAAGATGCTTGTGCTTCTTTCATACCGCTAGAAAAATCAGAAACATTGGCTTTTAGTATGGCGGTAACATCAAAATTTGTTCCCATAGTTACCCCCTTTCTCTCGTAGATTGATTGAGCCTTCTGTTTCTATCAGCAAGGCTCATTTTCTTTTGTTTGACTTGTCTGACATCATCTTTTTTGAAAATCTTGTCAAACTCGTCTTTATGATTGTAAAAATCGTCAAACGTTTTAAAGGCTGACCTTGCGCTTTTGCCTTTGCCTTTAGTTGCTTGGACTGTTTGATTAAACCATGCTTGAATTGCTGAATTATATCGTCTATCTTCCTGCTGAATAAGGTAAGCAGTGTTATAAATTTCAAATTCTTCTAGCGTGGTGCGTGATGCTTCTTTAAACGTCATATTATGTCTTGCAATAAGCAAGGCTATTGCTTCGTCATAGCCAAAGTCTGAACCTTGGTTTTCCCTTACTCTACTAGGTTCATTGCTTTTTTGAGTAGGGGAGATGCTTTTAACTCGTTCACAATTTCAGTAATCGTCTTGTCGTATTCGTCATTCAAAATCAAATCTTCAAGATATTTTTCGATAGCTTCATTGCTTGGTTTGTGGTTTTCTGTGACTGTTCCCGCTTTGATAATGTCAACAAAAGCCATTGGATCATTAAGCGCTTGTCCAGCATTAAACAATGTCATTGCACCGTAGCCAGTTTTCATACCTTCCAACTCAGCAGAATGAAGTTTGTTCATTTCTCGTAAGAAGCCAAGTCCAAAGCGTAGTGTGTAGTCACGTTCTCCAATTTTTAAAATCATTTATTTTTCTCCTTTTGAATAAAAAAATAAAGGGCAAATAAATTGCCCTTGTAAATACCACTATTAAACCGGAACACCCGCTCCGTCTGTTTCTTTCTCTAAAGTGTGGTAGTTGTATTGTGCGCTTTCAACTGCTTGTTTTTGTGTAGCAGTAAGTTTATCAGTATGCAAGATACCGTTTCCGTCAATAGCAACTTCATAAGATAATTCAACTTTATCGTCTGACGGTGCTGACAATTCAAAATTCTTGAAGTAACCTTGATAGTATTCAACGTCGTACTTATCAACGCCTTCAACTTGTTTCTTGCTTCCAAGGTCTACAATCCAACATTCGATTTTATCACTTGCTGTAAACCATTTGCGCATCTCTTTCCACATATTCACTGTGTCGCCGTCTTCACGGTAAGCAAGTGATTTAAATTCTCCACTTGTTTCTCCATCTGAGATAGAGTTAACAACACCGTCTTTTGTTTTTGTGCTCTCTACATTCTTTTCTAACTTGATAGAAAGTTCAGATTGAAAACGTACTTTACCCGCATCTTGTTTTGTGCGGTCTTTATAGCGACGGAAAAAGGCAATAACGTCTTTCCCCAAAATTAAATCTGCCATTTATTATTTCTCCTTTTTGGTATAACTAAAAGTAATATCCAGCACTACATGAAGTAAAGGCTGGACGTCTGTATTATCTGCAATAACTTGTTTATCTGTTGTTAAATGATTGAAATTATATTCATACCCCTCTTTGAAATACTTAACTGTATTTTCAAGATAGGCTGAAACGTTGTCTATTTTGCTTCTATTCTTCCTTGCACCGTAAATATGGACTGTTTGCCTTACTGTTCCGTACAAGTCATTGTTAGGCGTGTCAGAGCCGTTATATTCTCCGATATAGACAAACGGATATTGTGCATCTGCATTGGGTAGATAATCATAAGTATCTACTCTTAAATCAGAAAGAGCAAATAACTTCCTAAACAAATCGTGGTTTGGTGTCATTTAAACACTCCTTTCATAACGTCCGTCATATCCTTTTGAAATTCGGGTAATATTTGCTCTAACATAGGTCTAAAGTGTGGTTTACCAGCCATGAAACGAGTACCGTATTCTTGATAACCTGTATAAGATGCACTTCCTGTTATCCATGCTTCCATACCGTGATATGTCACGTTGATATGATCTTTCAAAAATCCAGTATCTTTTGGAGCTAGTTCCCTTGCTACTTTCTTTCCTTTTTCGCCTTTGTTCTTAACAACTTGTATAGATTGTTCTACGGCTTTAGGGTGTGCGTTGTAAATCGTGCTTGTTAGCTTCTCTAAGCCGTGCCATTCTACATTTACACCCATTTATACCTTGACCGTCCTTTTGAGCCTTACGGCGCTTTTAGATGCTTCTACGCTATCAATCAATTCATACTTGAACCCGTCATAAATTGCATACAAGAACGGTTCTTGTTCTTGCTGAAATCTGCAAATCATAACGACATCTGAACGATTGCCGTATAGTTCAAAAACTTTGGCTCTTTGAATGTAATTCACAAAACATGGTACAACTTCGGATTGTTCAGCTTGGTTTTCGTAAGTGTCCGTTACTGGATTGTACTTAGCAACGCCTTTACCTCTTACGAGCGTAATTCTGTGAGGTGTTTTCATAGAAAGAATGCCTTTCCTCGTTGACGTTGTGAACCATCAAGACCAAAATCTTTATTTAAAATAGCCATATAAGGCTTAAATAAGTTGTCGTAATCTTGATAAGTTACTGAATATCCGTCAACTGTTTCAGTAGAAACACTTTCTGAACCTTTACGTCCATAGAGTTTATAAACAACGTTTTCAATCATAAAATTATACTTACTGTCAATATATACTGAACCAGTAAGAGATTTGAAGTAGCTTTCTGCATCTTCAACTAGGTCTTGTAACAAGTCATTTTCTTTTGTGTCGTTGGGGTCAATCCCCAACCTACGTTTAATTTTTGCAAGTTGGGTATTATCCATATTTATTCCCCTTTAGTTTTTGTTGTTGGTTCTTCTTTCGGTTCTTCATCAGATGCGATAACCCCTTTTTTCAAAAGGTCTTTAATTCGTGCATCTGATACTGTCAAATCTTGTCTAGGATATGTTTCCCCAGCTTCGTAGAACCAACCATTATCTTTAGTGTCAATAATGTTAGTAGTTACGATATAGGCCATTCAATACCCCCTTTTTAGACGTTTGATGCATCTGTCAATTTAGCAAATGCGTTTGTCTTAGTGATCATAACTGCAATGTCCATTGTGCAACGGATAGCAATCATTTCTTGTTCAAATAAGTTGACTGGAGTTCCATCAGCGTTCTTAACAGTCGTGATTTGACCTTCTTCAGAAATCTTATAGTTGATGTTGTAAGGTACACCGTAAATGAGGTTGTCAAAGTCCCCAGCAAGCAAATCACCTTTCTTGAATTGTTTAGACTTCATGTCAACGACAACTGTCCCGTCAAGTTTGTTTGTGTCTTTGTCAAAGATTGTTTTCTTGTCACCGTCACGAGCATCACGAAGCGCTGAACGGTTAGATACACGAGATACAAAAGCGTTGATTTCAATGTCGTCGTCCAAAAGTTTGTCTTCAAGTTTCAAGATGTTTTCGTAAGTTACTGGGCCACCAATGACTTTGCTTGCATCTTTAGCAGCCTTAGCGACTGAGTTTGCAAATGGTGTTTCATGTCCAAGTAGTCCAGCTTCGTCAATCTTAGTGTAGAATGCTTCAACAATTTGTGGTTTCATGTCTTCAAAGAATTTTTCCCAAGTGTAGTTGAGCGCTTCACGAGAAGCAAGAAGAATGATACCGAGTTTGTGAGCACGAAGCGTTACTGGTACGATTTCAGGCTTGTCAGTCTTGATTGTTTCTGTTTCATTTACCCAGTAAGCTGAAACGCCGTCAGTTTGAACGTGGACTGTTTTTTCTTGTTTGCCGTCCATTTCATGATACTTACCAAGTTGCATCACGATAGAGTTCTGAGCTACTTCCTTCATGATGATGTCTGTAAATTCTTTGTGAAGAGTTCCGTCTGGTTTCTGTGAAACAAGGACTTTAGCAGGGTTAAAAGTTTGTACTGTCATTTATAAAATCTCCTTTAGATAATTCTTGAATTGCGGAAAATTTCTCCGCTTGATTGAGTTTTTGAACCACCAAAAGCCGTACTTACTGCGGGCGGTTCTGATTGTGTGTATTCAGACTTGATTTCACTAATAATGCTTTCAAAGTCTGAAATAGCTTGTAGTGTGCCATCTGCCGTATCTTTTACGACAAAAGCAAGCACTCGTTCGTTAACAGGCAACTTACGACTTGATAGAGTTTTTATAGCTTCATCTGTCAATTCTCGCTTAGTTTGTTCTTTTTCTAAACCAGCGATTTTTTCAAGTAGTGATTGCTTTTCTGCTTCGGCTTCTTTTCGGCGGTATTCTTCAAGTTCTTTGCCTGATAATTCCGTTTCAGCTTTGTATTTTTCCAAAGCCTTTGCAATAGCTTCTTGTGTTGACTGAGCGTGCTTTTTCTCTGCTTGCTCAAGTCTGCGTTGCATCTCTGCGATTGATACCGTTTTTTCAGTTTCTTGTTTTGGATTGCTAGCTTGTTCCTCAACCGTAGTGTCCTGAACTTGAGTATCAACTGTCTGTGTTTGTTCTTCTGCCATGTTTGGCTCCTTTCTCTACGCTTTTACGAGCAACCCCCTCGAACTCATGCGCCTTTTAATGTCGTAAGCACGGTTTGGACAATATAAAAACCGTACGGGATTCCATACGGTTAGGGCATAAGAAAAGCACTTAGATTTCTCTAGGTGCTTAATATTTTCTATCATCGTAATCAATCGGTTTTTCAAACGCTTCATTTTTCTTGATACACGAATCCACGACTGAATTATATTTTAAAAGAACTTCCTCGGTCACCTCGAAAGGAATTATCAGATATACCGGGAAATCTTCTCCAAAATGGTTTCTGTATCGCTCTCCAATTTCTTTGAATTGTTTATAAATTTCTTCGTTTTTCCAAAAAAACATTCTATACCCTCCCTACCAAATAAGCGGCTTTTGGTTTTCTAGTTTCAATTTTGAAATATCTTCAAATATCTTGTTGTATATTTTAACAGAATTTGGAAAAACTTTGTCATAAAATGCTTTTATTTCAGGCGTCATTTGTGCTTGAGTGTATTCTGCAAGAAATTCCATCCCACGATTGGATTTATCTTTCCAGTAACTATCCTCATGTCCGAAGACTTGACTTCCATATTCCGCTTTTCTGAATGAACTCATCATATCTGATGCAAATGCGGTAACTTCTGCATTTGCTTCGGGATGAATTTTTGGGTTTAGTTTCTTTGCCAGTTCATATAATTCCGATTTAAAATCTCTTACTTTAGCTTGTTGAAGATTGAAGAATGCTATCTTCTCTTCTGTTGAAGCCCCTCTTTTGAGTTTCATGTCCCCGAAAATATAATTGTCCATATCTTTTTTTATGACTTTGTGCAAGTCATACTGACTACTGAAGGCTTTTCCTTTCAGTTCTGGAGCACCGAAATAACTCGCAATATTATCAACACCGTGCGTTAACTCGTGTAAAACTATCGAATGCGCTTTTTGGTTAAGTTTTTTATTGTAAACAAAATCACTTTTTGAAAGATAGACTTTTGTAGTACTTACACGAGAGTTCATTTCCCTTGTTCTGACAAATGATAATTTATCTACTGAACCGTAGACCGAATTTACAAAATCATCATTTGGAAAGAAGCGCAATTCTCTTAAAACACCTTGTGCATTTTCTTCGCCGAAAACATCAACAAAATTCGTCGTCCGAAGTTTCTCTTCTATACGTGAGACTAAGTCCCGACGAGTTTTAGAGACTTTGTTTTCTCGTTCTTCTAAAAGTTTTCTCTCTGCTTCTGCCTGTAATTCTTTTAGTTTCACTTTTAGCTTCTCTTGCTCTTCGACCCACTCATAATATTTCATAAGATCATCAAAGTCAAGATTGTTGATTTCTTCAGTTGTTAGTTTAGAGAAATCAATCTTAGTATTTTCTTCCGCTTGTTGAAGAATTATACTATCGTCTTTTTCATTCCAAGAATTAAACTCATCTAGCGTGCTTCTTCCGTCTTTGTACTGCATTTCAATATGTCCATACGCTGAACATCTACAATTTGGATGCATCGGAAACATATTCACGCCTTTTTCAACCTTGTCAATCGGTACTGCTGTGTTATCCAACGGCCCGCAAATGTTACAAGCTCCAGGTTCAGCTACAAAAATCATATGAGTGAAGCCATTATCTTTTAACATAGCGTGGTCTGTGTCAGAGTTTATCCTTGCTATCTCGGTTTTCAATAACCGTTTAGCACTTGATTCGCTAGTATTATACCTTTCAGCAAGTCGCTTCATTTCTCTTTGGTAACCGTTCATGTCTGTATAGATACGATTTAAAGAAGCAAAAACATCTCTTTGTAGTATTTGTTGTAAGCCTGTTTTGCCCCAAACTCGACTAGAAAAAGATTGTCCGTAAAAATCAGCGTCTAAAATCGAATCTAAGCGCTTTTTCGCTCCTTTGGAAGAAATACCCAAGATACCCGCTTGTCTCTTAAATTCGGCTAAATATTCGCTTCTACGTGCCTTATCAAAGACTTCATCAAGGTTACTTGTCAAACTGTTAATTTCAAGACCTAACTCAGCTTTCAAAAGTTCCAAACGACTGACTTTCATTTTCAAGTTATAAACTCTTAACCATGAATTAGTCTTATGACTGAAATCTTTCTCTTTAACGGCTTTTCTTGCCTTATCTGCAAACTTGGTAACGTCAAATTCAGAAGCACGCTTCATAGCTTCTTGTTTCGTCAAACCCTCACGTCCAGCATAACCAAGATAAAACTTGTCTATCTGCGCTTGTAGTCTGTCATAGCTTTCTTGATACAACCGTGTTATCAGTTTGTCACGGTCTAAATCACGCTTGATTAGTTCAGCTTGTGCCTTACGTTCTGCGTTATATAGTCGGTTATCAACTTTCTTGCTCATTCATGCCACCTACTAACTGCATGATCTCGTTGTCACTTGCTCCAGTTTCTTTCAAAATGCGCTCTTGCTCTGTCTTGTAGTCTGTAAAGCTAGCATTGTTCATCAATGTTTCTTGTGATACCACTCCGCCCGCTTCAATATACGCTTTAATTTCATTCCATACGTCTTGTGGAATGTTTGGATGGAAAGTAAATGTCAGCTTGCTAGCTTCAATCGTTGGCTTATTGATAGCCTTGTGAATATTGCTGATTAGTTCATATCTCCTACGCAAAGCCTTAGTAAAGTATGTTTCCTTGTCCTTTCTGACTTGCTCAAGGCCAATCATTTTATAAAGCAAGGCAATTCCCGATGAAGTAGCATTGAAGCGGTCATCTTCAAGGTTAGGAATACGACTAAATCTATGAATGTCATTTGCTAAGCGGTTCTTATATGCTTCTGTACCGTTCACATCATACTGCTTATAAATATATCCAGCATCTGCGCTTGTTTGTTGTCCATTTGCACTGATGCCAGTTTGAAGTAGTAGTGTGTTAGCATCTTTCATCTTAGCAATATCACTTGCTGACAAGCCTAATGCATCAAGGTCTCCTTTAATCAAAAGCATTGCATCATTCAAATCTGACATATAGTTAGCTGTGTCAGATTGCCCAGCATCATAGGCATCTATCAAAGAGATTTCACTTTCAAAGTCACCCATTCGATAGCGATTATTCCACCATTCGACAACTGGTACATCTCTATATTCATGCTTTGTGGTTGTATCAACAGTCAAGCGTACTGCATTTGTTGTATAAGGTTTATAAGTGATAGTTTGGTCTTTAGTATAGACTGTCATATTCACTTTATCAGCGAATACTGGAAGATGTACGGCAAGAATGATATTTTGTTCAACTGTTAAATCACGAACAACAAACATTTCAAGCGGGTTAATCAAAACAACCCTATCTGCTCCGTCTTTATCTCTAAAGTGGTATTCAAAAGCACGTCCATAGATTGAAGCATCAAGTGCCAAATCTCCATTCAATGCGTTAATGTCATTGTTCCACTCAATTTCTTGAATGGTTTCAAGTTGCTTTTTCTCTGCCCCCTCAAGGATACCAATAGAAACGGGATTTCCGATAACGTAGTTAGTAGCAAAGCTAGAAATATACCCGCCCCATTTGTGACGTACTCTATAATCTGCTTTTTCGTTGTCAAGTCGTCTGTTTCCTGATAAGATGCTGTAATTATCGCCTTTAGCATAAGATGATAATACTTTCAAGCGCTTTTGTTGACTGTTAAAAAACGCTTCAATCATACCTCTAAAGACTTTTTTGCCGTTATCCGTATTCAGCAACTCATCACTTGAAGCATATCTAAATTGCTCGTTTGAAATACTGNCAAATTCGTTTACTTTGTCCACTCTCTACCTCCTGAACATTTTATTGATTTTACTAATTGTTCTATCAACATCAATTTCTTTTTTCGCTTGATAAATTCTATCTTGCAATGCGTAACGTATAGCATCTATGCAGTGATTATAGCTATCAACTGGTTCGTTGATGTATTCGTTTGTCTTTCTATCTTTCTTCCAAGTATAATTTTCAAGTTCTTCAATCAACTTAACGCACCTTTCATCAACTATCCATTCATACTGTAATAAGTATTGAATACCTTGCATAACCGAGCCAGCACCTTTCTGTACGTCTATCACTCGTGGAATACCAAGATTTCTTAATTCTTGGTTTGATTTCTTTTCAGCGCTATCTGCTCGTATCTGCTCTTTGGCATATCCAAGCGCCTTGATTGCTTCTGCTATCTTGTCATTCGTCAATCCCTTTCTTACAAACTCATCAACGACATACAAACGCTTGTTTTCATCATCTACCCTTACATGAAGCAAGGCTGACGGGTCGTTAATAAAACCGTAGTCAAGACCAAAATAAGCGGGTAAATGCTCCCACTCACTTTTATTAAGTAATCGTTTCTCATACTTAGGAAAGACTAACTTGTCAAGTGTCGCAAACTCGCCCAAAGCATAAATTTTATAATACGCTTCATTCCTATTGGCTAGTTCCTCGATATTCTCGATAGTGACTTGATCTAAAAAGCGATTATCTTTATATGACGTGTGATAAACAACCGTATTTTTTGGCTTCTTTACAAAAAAAGCGTTATACGTCCAATTCACTTTTGAAACAGGGTTAAACATCAAGAATATTTGCTTATTCAAGTGTTTTTTAGCACGCAAACGCAAAGTTAACTGTGTATAATCGTCAAGCGTAAACTCGGAAGCTTCTTCCATGACTACATCTGATATATCTTTGATAGACTTGATTTTCTCAGGGTTATCTAACCCTTTAAAAATGAACTGTGCGCCGTTTGGTAGTTCTATGCGGTATGCTGAATTATTGACCTTGCACTTGTCTAACAACTGCCAACTGTCCAAACATTGCTTCACATCTTCAAAGATAGAGTCATAGACCGTAGCGCCTACTTTTCTAAGAAATAATACTTTTCTTGGATGCTTCCAATCTTGACAAGCCTTAAAGACTACCTTTTGTATCACTCCATGACTTTTCCCACTTGAAGCACCGCCATAGTGTACCTCGGTAAACGTTGAATAGTCGTATAGCTTATCAAAGATATGCTTATTAAATACACGGCTTGGATAGTCAATAACGATATTGATTTTAGGCTTATTCTTCGTTATCATCCCAATCACCAACTTTTATGTCGATTGTGCGGGTTGTTTGTTCAATTTCTTGTTTATCTCGCCATTCGTTGCGTTTTCGGTTTTTGAGCCAAAAGATTTGAGCCGTTACATTTGGTTTACTATATTTTTTTACAGTTACCACTTCACCAGTATTTGTAACTGTTTCCTCTTCGTAAACAAAGCCTTTAGCTGATTCAAATAAAGCATTTTCCACTTCACGATCAACTACTTCTTTGCTTCGTTTTAGGACGGCCGATAAGTCCGGAAACCTTTTTTTCCAGTCTTTAAAAGTTGAGTAAGCAACGCCCATGTTTTTCGCTATCTGTTCGTCAATTAAGCCGTCTTTTGCCCACCCTTCTATCTGTAACAAACCCTCTCTAGTTAGCCACTCTGTGTACTTTGCCACTCTGACCACCTCCTCACCTCATCAAGTGGAAACAACTTCATTTTTAGAACTTGTTCTAACAAGTGAGATTTTAGTTTCAAGATGAGTTTTGCAGATTGTCTCTTAATGATTTTTGAATCACTCATCAAATAGCAATAAGTAATATTTAACAAACATGACTTAATCATTTCTTCGTAATTGTCAACATCAACTTTCTTTTCATTCTCTTTATCAACAAATTCAATAAATTTTTTCTGTCTATTGTTCAAAACGACATCAACATAAATATCCTTAACTACTCCATCTCCGCCGATTGTTAAATTGTACCCATTTTCAAATGTTTTGAATTTTTCAATGTAAAACACTTCTAATTGACACAATTCTTCATGCGTTTTTGCTATATCTAATTCACTTATAGAAAAATTGCTGACGCCATATTTTCTAATAGCATTTCCTATATATGAGTTGGCTTTTTTATGTTCTTCAAATCTTTTGTTCATTGTTCGTGTGGTGATACCGATATACTTTTTACCGTTTACCTTATTCTCGATACAATAAACATATCCGTATACATTGTTTTTAAATCCCACTTTCCACCACCTCCATTTTCTACAAAACAAAAAACTACACAATAGTGTAGTTTAATGAAGACCTCTCATGAGAATAGGGGGAGTTGCACCCTCCGGCATCTATGCTGACGACGTCTAGTCAGCTTATGCATAGGCTCTAGCCTTGTCATCCCTGTGGAGACCTATATTCCCAAAAAACAAAAACGGTGTTAGGAAGTTTAGAGATATATAAACTATAAAATTAAAAAACACAAAGGAAAATCAACAATGAATACTTTCCTAACACCGAAAAATATAATAGGAGTCTATCAGTCATGCTTACCGCTTTTCTGATACTAACATAATACCACTTTAAAACTATTAAATACTATCGTTATTATCAAAGATTTTAGATATGTTTACAACTGCCCTATCTCTAGCACGTTGGATAGTTGCAGGGCTACAATTTAATTCTCTTTCTGTTTCACTCCAACTTAGCCCGTTGATATACAATAAGCGCATCACGATATTTTCAATCGGGTCTTCTAATGACTCAATAGCTTGTGTCAAATCCTCTTGTTCTTTTTGTTCTTGTTCTATCTGCTTGTATAACTCATCTATCTTATCCGTGATTTTTATATTTAAATCTTCTGTGCGATTGTCATTGCTTGGAGTTTTAGGCATCCCGTTAAATGACTGCCCTTTTACAATACCAGTTCTTAAATCTTGTATCTCTCTATGAATTGACCGTATTTTGATATTTTTAATTTTTAATTTTTTAAGTTTTCTTTGTAATTGCAATTCACTCTCCTATCAAAATATTCAAAGGAAGATTAAAGTAGGTCGCTACGTCTTCCACTTGATAAAAGTTAGGTCTTGCCTTACACGTTTCCCATTTATAGATATCCGATTGAGCGTATCCTAAGATATTACCTAGTCTTGCTTGTGATATTTTTTTATCTTTGCGCTTTTGTTTTAACATAAATGCAAAG